AGCAAGGCGGCCTCCTCGGGCGACGACAGCAAGGCGGCCTCCTCGGGCGACGACAGCACGGCGGCCTCCTCGGGCGACTACAGCAAGGCGGCCTCCTCGGGCGACTACAGCAAGGCGGCCTCCTCGGGCGACTACAGCAAGGCGGCCTCCTCGGGCAACTACAGCACGGCGGCCTCCTTGGGCAACTACAGCACGGCCTCCTCGGGCGACGACGGAATCGCCTTTGTTGCGGGATGCAACGGCACTGCGAAAGCCGGTAAAAACGGATGTTTAGCCCTTTGCTATTACGATGGAAAACGCAACCGCGTGCTCGTCGGATACGTTGGGGAGGACGGGATTAAAGCCGATACGACCTACTACGCACATGACGGCAAATTAGTTGCGGTTGAATAATTGTGACGGGCCGCACGGATGCGGCTTGACACGCGTGCCAGAATGGCCTCAACGCTTAGGAGAATTTCGATGCTCAAAGTTACCGCTAAATTAAACGCCGCCGAGGCGCGCAACGCATACCCTTGGATTGTCGGACAGTCGCACATTGTCGGCGCCGAGCAATACGGTGCTCATGCCGTGATTATTAACGGCAAATGGGTGGGCTGTTGCCCGACCCGCGGGTACGCGCTCGCTAAGGCCGGGCTGTAATGCGCGAGACTATCCGCAAATCTGCCAACCGCTACGCGCCTGTATCGATGAGCATAGCTAACCTGCACGCGTGGGCGCGGTACTCGATTAACAACGGGCTCAGCCTTGAGGATTATGCCCGAGGTTACGAATTGCTTAAGGGCGCCGACGGTGCGAAATGGTTGCAACGTGGCTTTATCGAACTGGCAAAGACTGTTACACTGACAACGGTGTCAAATACGGAGAATCGGGCATCATGAAAAACGATTACGACGCGAATCAATACCTGATCGAGACGGCCAAACTTCGCGCGGTCGACGAACCCGACCCGCTCGAACAGACACAGCGCATGCCTGTCAACGAACGCCGATACCGGCAGTTTGAGGCACGTGTTATGAACGGCCCGACACGCGATTTCCGCGACGGGCGCCGCGAGCATCGATTAACCGCCCACGAGGTCGCGCAACAGGACGGGTTTCCGAATGACGCTTAGTACCGATATCAAAGTACTGCAACGCCAAGCCGCGTGCAAACATTCCTGCGCGCGTGGCATGGCTGACAAACAATCCATGTGCGTATGGTGCGGCGTGGCCGAGGTCGACATTGACGGGCTCACGCAAGCTCTAAACGCGGCCATGTGGGCGGCTCACGCGACGGGGCAAGCGACGGGCGCGTCATGAGCGAGGGCGCCGAAATAATTGACCGGGTTCTGACGTACTGCGCGCTCGCGCTATTCGTCGCTTGGTTGTGGGTATCTTTCGTATGAGCGACCCGTCACACAACCGATATTTCGCATGGGGCTCTGACTTGCGCCCGTGGCCGGGCGAGATTGAATACCTCGGAACTGTGAACCCCGACACTCAAGTCAGACGCGGGGCGACCGATAATAAACCCCATGAACTACACAAATCGCCAGATACTAGCCGACGAAATGCAAGCAACGCGCGTCGTTAAATTGTGTTTAGCGGGCCTCGTTTTTACCGCCCTCATTTTAGGAGTTATGTTATGCAACGTCTAATCGGGTTTCTCGTGCTTTGCGTGCTGTTCACGGTTGCACGCCAAGCGGGCGCCAGCGAGTCGGGCCGTATCGTGGTGTGGGCTGGGGGTATTGCCCAATGAAACACACGGGCCCACGCGCTCGGGCCGCACGCTACGCCTACCGACAGCCAAATTACGAGGGCGTCAACGGCACCGAAATCATGGACGCGCTACGTGACGCGTGGCTCGCGGGCTATCGAGCCGCGGCCCGGGCTCGGCGCAAAATCGACACGCCTACGCCGCCGCGTGATAGCCTGCCAACGCTGTCAGACGATGATCGGCACGCGCTGCAAGAGTCTTACCTTTACCCACCGACCGGAGACGAATAGCCATGCACGTATTTTTATTGATCCTATCCGTGATGGGGCAACCCGAACGCATCGCCGCTGTCTGCGAGACCTACAAGCAATGCAGCGACGAGGGGCAGGCAGCGCAAATAGAATACGTGCGGTTATTCAAGCGCGAGCCGCGCGACTTCGCGTATCGGATTGTACCCGCCACGGTAACGCGGGATGCGGCGCTATGAGCGGGTATGTAGTGCTGAAAATTCTACAGGGCGACGCAGAACCTTACGCTGCGCGGCGGGCTTCGGGGCTTAGGCTCACTCGGTACACTACCCTCGACGACGCTCAGGCCGTGGCCGACTGGCTCAACGAACGCGCCGCGGGGTATCCAGCTCTTAAGCGATTTGAGGGCGGCGCGTGCTGGCCCAATACTTACCGCAACGGGCAGCTAGTGTACGAGCCATGAAACACTCCAAAGCCTATTGGGTGGCCGTCAAAGCCCTAAGCGCCGTCAATCTCGTCATGGCATGGATGATTATATGGGGGATAGTACTGCTCGGCTTGCAGTCGGTTTAACGCGGGCCGGGCGTTGCGTGCCACCACGGCGGGAGAATTCGCCAACACGCAACGCCCGAGGCGCGCGGTTTGAGGGAATACCGTACCAGTTCCGATACTATCAGGCCGGGGCGGGGCTCGGCAAGCGGGCCGTTTCGGGAATGATTTGCAGCACCTTGCAGCCCTCGCGGGTCGCTTTGTTGCGCGCGTAGGCCGCCGCGTTCTTGGGGCTCGACGCCGTCACTATTTCTTTTTTCTCGACGAGATACGAAATAATAAAACGCTCAGTCACTTGCCTGCGACCCGTTGCGCCTTGAGGCGTGCTTCCGTGGCCGCCGGTATCAGGGCGGCGATTGCATCGGCCTGCGCCGTTAGCTGCGCGTGGAGCGCTTGTAGCGTGGCAATCGGTACGCTGACGTGCGTGACGGCAATTAGCGCGTTCAACGCGGGCGAGGTCGTCGGTACGGTCGTTTTATTGTCTGTCATGGCGCGGCCATACTAACGTCCGCCAGCAACGGCCGCAAGTAGCGCGCCCATGTTTGTCATGCTCATTTTCCGGGGGCACGTCGTCATGAGTGCGGCGTCAGCTATGTCCGGGCTCGCCACGTCGTCGGGCGCTTTTTCAATTTGAATCTTGCCCTGAATCGTTTCCTTAACCGTGGCTTGACTTAACTGACTGATGAGCAGGTCACGTAACGAGGGTTTACCATCTTCGTTCGCGAGGTCGCCTGCGATGCAAATCAACCGGCTCGCATCGTACGGCTTGCCGTTGCGCGCCTTCCACGCGTTGAAAAACCCTAGCCGACCCTCGTACCACGTTTGCGCCTTGCGGTTAGTGAACATATCCTTTGCCTTGCGTTTTGTCCCCGGCACGATCTTTTCCGGGTTAATCACGGCCTCGGAGCCGCGATACGGGTGCGTCCCAATTGCCCCGGCGGCGAAATACTCGGCGGGCTTGGGCGTGGCGAGCTTGGCTTGTGCGATGCCGCGCGCCTCATTGATGAGCCGAGCGTCACTGTGAACGGCCGCGCCGCCCATGCCGTCGGCGTCGTAATCGAATGCCGGAATACCCCATTGCTCGCATATCGACATTGCACGTTGCACGCTGTAGCCCGTGTCTGAGCCCTTGCCACTCCATTGCGAGGCGAACATGATTTTACGGCCTTTCGTGATGACGAGGGCGTTTTTATCGTTGCCCCGGTCGGCGATGTCGAGCGCCGCACGCCACGCGCCAGATTCCATATCGATTCCGAGGAATTTATCGATATCGACCGCGGCCTGTACCCACGTCGAGGGAATGCACACGCCCTCAAGCGACGCGGCGAAGTCGCAATCAATTTCCTGCTTTACCACGACCTCGTCAAGCTCGGCGCATTGCTGCTCGTACCATGCCTGATTCTTGCGTGGGTCATCTCGCCATGTGAAATCAAATCGACGTATTGCAGGGTTGTGGGCGCGCGTATGGAAACTGTTCGCCATGCCGTTCACGCTCGACATATCGATGCGGCAACGCGTGTTAGCGGACAGATTTTTGTCGACTATTTTCGGATGCTCAAAGTGTGCCGACTCATCGACGATGTATATCGCGGTACGTCCGCCGCGGCCTGCCTGATCGCCCGCGCGCCCTGTGATACTCGACCCCGTCAATGGAAAACTGACACGCTTATCAGCGCTCGTGCGGTCCTGATCGTACCCCGCGTTAAATTCGGGCGGCAGATGTTCCATAAACGAACGAACTTTGTAGAACAACGTATCCGGGTCGCCCGAGCGGTCAATGTTGATTTCAATGGCCGAGCCTACGCCCGCGGCGAATCCGTGCCGATAGATGCACAACGTACAGAGTAGCGCCATAGCGACCCATGAGGCGCCCACGTCTCGCGACTTGACGACGAGCCCGGGCTTACTGTCGCGCCAGCAACCAATTAGCCATTCGATCATTTCGCGTTGCTTGGGGAACAAACGGAACGCAACGACCGGGTTTTTGCCCTCGCTAATTAGACGCGGATCATTCGTGTAGCCCCAATCGTCAATGAAGTCGGCCATCGTCTTTCCGTCGCGGCCGTAGTATCGTTTCACCCAAGCGATTTTGTCGGCGGCCTTCAATTTCGGTTCGTCACGGCGCAGCCACGCCAAGCAATCCTCACGCGCCTGCATGTCGGCCGCTGCATCACCGTACACTTCGCGCAGTTCGAGCCGTCGCTGAGCGTACGCGACAACGTCGCCGCGGACCTGTCCGTCAAGCGACGCAAGATACATACCTCGGTTGCTGGCTTTCAGAGCCGCCTCGAATATAGTGCGCGCCTTGGGTGTGCGTTTCATTGCCGCATACGCGCGTTCGGCGATTTGTTCGTTAGTGGGCGTCATTCCCCAAACGCCTCAAATAGCCGCGCGGCCTGCTCGGGGCTCACGTCCCGGGCCGTATGCACAGTCGCGTTCATATTCAAATTCAGGCTGCGCGTCACATAGCTACTGTGCATCTTGTTGAGCATGTCGAGCGCGGCGGCCTGATCGTGCGTGTGAATCTTGATTTCGCCTTTTTCGTTTTGCTCAGCGCTTTTGAACAACGCGCGGGCCGCCGGGCTCAGTTCATCCGTAGGCGTCAGCACGACACGCGACACGCCATGCCCCATGCAGTGTTTACATTCGAGGCGCGGTTTTTTCGTATCGGGTAGATCGGGCCGTTCCTCATGAAACTCGGTCGGTGCGAAGTGTGCCGCGTACGCCGCCGCTATAGCCTCGTCAGTCCAACAAAGGTCGCAGGCATAGGTAACGATGCGGGATAGCTCTGCGGGGTCCGCGGTGACCACGAGGCGCAGCCACGCGGCGCGTTCGGCGAACGTTGACTCAACGTGCGCGTCGGCTTTCACTTTCAATTCGGCGATGCGAGCCCGCACGCCCGGATGCCGGTTGAGTATTTGAATCTGCGACGATTGCGAGCCCGCCGTCGACGCGACGCAACCCGCCTGGCGAAACGCTTCCGCGTAGCTCATGCCGCTAGCCACGCAGCGCGCGTAGCTTTCCTGCCGACGGGTTAGCGTGTCGGGGCGATGCGGCAATGCGGGCGGGCCTGCCGTGGTGTTGGGTAGGGCGTCCATAGATTGCACTATAACTGAAAACCGACCCGCCTGCGCTACATAACGTTACGTACGGTCAAACATGTTACATAATCCTAATTACGGGCCACGCTGGCAAACGAGCTTTTTATGTTGCAGTGCAACGTGCAGTAATGCAGTAAAAATTCGTTTTATAACCTCCTCCTATATACGTACGTAATATGTAATATACTATTTACTAACCTTCTATATCCATGAGGGATGTAAAAACGATGATTTACTGCATTACTGCACTGGCATAATGCAAGAATTTTAACAATACTGTCATAACGCAGATTCGCGCGAATGCATGATAATTTCACGCCCCGGTCAAATGCGGCTCACGCGCCCCGCCCATTGCGGGATAATGCGGGCTAGAAGGTACCGACCCCGCGGTACCCGCCCGGAGGTACCGACCCATGCGCCCCGTCACCGTTGCACCGATCACATGCTCGCCCGACAGCGAATGGCACGAATACGACGTATGGGGCGAACACGACGACGGCTCGCTTGAGGGGGCCGAAGACGGCGATTTGTATTGACAGCAGCGTCAAGGGTCGTATGATCGCTGACAATGATCTGGCGCCCCCTCGTTATATTCGCCGCTGCACTGATTAGCGAAGTCTCGATACTCGCTCACTCGTTGTTGCTGGCATTCTTTGCGTTGCTCGTTTTCCTGTGCGCCCTCTCGTAAAGCAATACCCTCGATTCGAGCGCGTGCCGCAGTTGGGCGACCCGATGGGCGTTTATTCGCTAGCACGCTGGGAGCGCAGGCAAGTACGAGCGCACGCGGGGATACTTGAAAACGGGCGCATCGTCGCCGTGTGTGGGTACAAAACGGCGTTTCATTTCGTCGAGCCCGAAGATGTCACTTGCAGGGAGTGTTTATATTGGCTCGGCCGCTACGTCCCGCTACGGAGATTGCCTGAGCATCAAGCCTATCAACGGATGAGGTTTAACCATGGGTTTCACGCTGACGCTACAGTGCCCGATTCATCCGACGTACGCCGCAAAGTTTGCTCCGCCGACACGATGCAAAGCGTGCGCGCTGATGTTCACGGCGCGTAACGAAGTGAACAAAGCGCTGAGCGTGCCCGTCGAGGAACGTACCGACTTAAACGAAATAATCATTATGGGTGTCGCGTGAAAGAATGATCCCCATCAACCCTACGGTTGTACAAACGCCCGACGGCGCCGTAGGCGTGCTCGTGGCGCGTGTCGGCCTGATAGGTTGCGTTGAATTATCGCCCGAGCGAATCCTGCGCGCGTACCCGTTGACGGTGTTGGACTATCACCTGACGCCGTATCACCCGCCGAATCGTTAGAGCTGTGACGTGCGTCACACTATTCGGGCTATATTCTTGAATCCCTACGGCCCTTATGTACGGTATCGCACAGAAATGACCTGACACGCGTGTCAATATCCTCTCACCGTCAATACCGACGGCACCTATGGAGAGCGACATGAAAAGCAAATATCTATTGACTGAGCAGCAAATCGAAACGTTAGCGGCCGAGCGGCAATCGGGCGCCATCGTTATCGAATCTTTGGATGGAACTTATCTCAAAGCACTCATTACGGCGATGCAATCGAAGCTAGGCCCGAAACGTGGCAAACACCCGGACACGGCGACGCAGATTGAGACGCTTGAGGTGAGCGCAGCACCATTTTACGCAGCCGTACTACGCGGAGTCGTGACGCCCGATATCGAGGTCACGCCCGACCTTGAGGCGGCCGAGGCAGCACGGCGCACGCGGGAACGTAACCGTCGGGCAACGTTCGCACGGACGGCCAAGGCTACGTTAGTCGCGTGGATCAGTGAGGGCGGCGACGCACGAGGGCTAGACGTGGCAACCGTCACGAAAACCGAGTTACGGGCGAGCGTTACAGCAGCACGTAGCGAACGGATGCCCGCGGCAGCAAGTCGTATCGAACGGGCACAGCAAGCAATACTCGCCGCCGTGGCCCGGGAGGGACCGGACGAGGCGCGAGAACGCCTAACGGCTGTCATCGAGGCATTGCAGGCCGCCCTCGACGAACTGCCCGCCGAGGTCGACACGGGCCGAATTCGGACGCGCGTGGGCGTGCCCCGATTTGTGTCGCCTCGGGCTAGCGTGTCATGAGAGTCGGAGAGACGCCCGCCCTGACCGTGGCCCGCCGTAGCTGTCTACTACGTGCGGCCCGGACGAGGTTGGCGCAGCTTCACGACGAGTACGACGCCGCGCAGGAGCACGGCGACATAGGAAGCAAGGCGCAGGTATTGGCAACCGAAATAGGCTGCATTACCGCGGCGATAGCTTGGCTATGGTTGCAGCCTGCAATCGACGACAAAGGAAGCTAGACACGACCCGGGCGCCCGTGGCCCGGGTTTTCCGTTTTGTGACGTGCGTCTTGTTCCCGGGAACATAGGCAGTTGACACGGTTGTCAGGTTTGATAAGATAGCGACATGAGCATGGACCTAACAACTAGCAACTACGCGAGGCGCGCCATGATACGCGTTTGGTTCGACTGGCGAATTATCCGTTACTGGCGCCTCGTCAATGGGCGGTCGGCATGAACAGCACCGACACGCAACGCATGCGAGCGCGCCGCTTACAGGAAGAATCCGAGCGCCAAGGCCGAATGATTGCGCTGATGCTGGCAATCGAAATTATCGGATTTACCGTTACAATCGTATTGGAGCTTGTAAAATGCTGAAAGATACGAACTTTGCCGCCGCGTTGTTGATGGCCGCGGCGTCGGGCTCGGTGTTTCATCGTCGACAGATAACCGACGCCAACCGCGTACACGTCAACCACGCGCCCCTTGGTAGCGCGTTAGAGTCCGAGCGCATGGCGGCGGCCGAGGATAAGCGCGCTCGGAAGCGTG